GTTTCCGTTTGTTTGGTCATATGCTTTGGTGATCCACGCCCAAGCTGGCGCGGTTACTATAGAGCCGGCCCCCAGGGTTTGGGACGGCGCGATTGTGTAGGTGCCGGCGCCACCCGTACCGCTTCCGGCTGCTGTTATAGATGTAAACGGCGCAGCGCCCGAAATAGGCAGCCCAACCGCGAGATTTCCCTTCGTGCAGGATGCAACGGTCATCGTCGTTGTCGTGATCGACGCTGTGCATGACGAGTCGTTGTTGAGCCATGCCGTCACGGTGGCAGGACCGGCGCAAGGTGTCCCGACCGTTAGGTCAAGAGACCCATCTGTTGCGATCAACGGGGAGCAAGATGCATTATCGCTCGGTCGGCGAAGATCAAGTGCTTTTTGCGTGCCGGTTGCGGCAACGGCAGCACTGAAAGCGCGCAATCCATACCATGCGGTGAACGACGAAAAGTCTCCTACCCCTTGGAAATGCTGTGATGAGGGGACATCCCAAAGGATATTCGATTGCATCTGAGCATAAAGTGCTGTTATCCAAAATTGTTGGGGACAATATATTGCACCCCAGAGAATAAAGCCGGTAGAGACAGCAGTAGCTAATAAGCGGCCCATTAGTTCATAGTCCAAGTGCCGAGATATGAGCCAACGAGATAGTGCGTCGCGTCGAGCCCAACGAGGCATAGCTTGTCGCCGACTGCTCCACCTGAAACCGCCGTTCCGGTGCCCGCCGTTCCGTAGGTCAGAAAGGTCGTTTTCTCGTACATCGCGCTTGACCCCAGGGCAGCAAAGGTGATGACCGTGGCGACGTTGTTGTCGTTGCGCACGCAGAACTCATCGCCGGCCGCCGGGACAGGGAGAGTGATCGTGCATGTGCCGGTGCAGACAAAATAGCCGCGCGGGGCCGAGAGCGAGACCGACGTACCCGTTGTCAGCGGCGTTACAGCGCCTTGCGGCGTGCAGGAGCTGCCCGGTGTGCATGTCGTGCCGTTGATCGTCGTCGATGCGGTGCTGGTCACGCCAGCCGAGGCTGTCTGGGTTGTATTATCGACCTTACTCAGACCAAAGACGCTGCTGCTCGTTCGCCCAATCGTCAAGGCTTGCGATCCACTTCCGGGTCCAGCCGTCCCGTCTCCGGTTAGCTGGGTAATTCCACCGCCACCGGCGACTGCCGTAATAATCCCGCCCGACGCGGTAATGGTCGTGCCGTCAACCTTGACTGCTCCGAAGGTGCTGGACGACGCTTGGGGAATTGCCGGCGCCGCGTCAGATCGCATGGCGGTTATCGCCGTACCGTTGACCGCCGTAGTGCCAATGGTTGCCGATGGATTGGCAAACCCGGTGATTCCGCCACCTGGACTGCACGAACCGCCGAGCGTGCAGGTCGTACCATTGACGGTGAGCGAGGGGCTTACAAGGTCCGTATTGGCAACTGAGGCGCAGGTCGCCGCGCCGCTTGCATCAAGAGAGCGAGGGAACTGGTTGGTACAGCTCGTGCCTCCATAAGCTCCCGGGGCGCTTGCTCCGGCACCCAAAACAAGCCCGGTGATCGCCACCTGGTTTGGGAGGCCCGTACCGTTGCCGGTCAGAAAGGCGTTTGCCGTCATGGTGGAGAAAAGTGTTGCTACCGATCCAACGCCCGGGCCCGCCGTCACCACACCCGTCAACTGGTTGATGCCACCCCCGCCGGATGTCGCGGAAACCTTGGAACCGACAACGGTAAGCCCGGTCGAAAAAGTGATCGGCCCTTTGAGCGTCGTGTCGGCAAATGCCGTCAGCGGAACCATCAAGAACGCGAGCAATATGAGGAGTTTTTTCATCACAGCGCCGGGAGCCATTGATCGATCGCCTTATCGTACTGCCACGACGAGCCACCGTTCGCGGCAAGGACATAGGGACCGCCGGACGAACCGGCCATCGTCGCCGTTCCGGCACCCACGATCGTCAGGGCATCAAGCGTCTGTGTCGTCGAGACGCGGAAGATCGCGCCATCCGAGGGATTGGGAGGCATCACCACCGTCAGGGTGGCAAGTTCGCCAAGCGGATCGATGCGGAATGCTCCGAGCCCAGCGAGAGCAACGAGTGTATCGCCCGTGACGGGTACGACCCGTAGATACGAGATCACTTCATCGTCCTCCTCCTCATCCGAGGGCGTCGTCAGGACGATCCCCGGAGAGGTTCCGCCGACAAAGTTGTAATCGCCGAGGAAGGTCTGCGGCACCAGATTGATGTTCGAGGTGCCACCGTCACGGGCCACCGATTGACGGACCTGGTTCTCGTACTCGGCCCGCTCCTCGTCATACGCCAACCCGATGCGCCGCAGCGTCCGCCAGATTACGCCAAGCTCGATCAAATCCTCGTCGAGCACGCTTGTATCGGAATCCGCCTTCCAGTCCGATTGCGGCATCCCGGCGAACACGATATCGAACGAAGCACCCAAGCCGGGGCCGCTCGAGCTCGCCTGCGCTACAGGATTGGGCGGGACCACCGAATAATTGCCCGGCGTCAGGACTTCGGTTGTTAGAACGCTTCCAATATCCTCATCCGCTAGCGACGTAACGACGAGTTCGGCGTTCTGCGTCGCCGTCCCTGTCCCGACCGCAAGCGTGATGAGGTCTCCGATCTTGTATCCAGCGCCGCGGTCGACGGGCGTGCTCGCCACCGCCGACTGAAGCGTGGCCGAGCGCCCCCAGTTCTCCGACACGTACTCGTAAACGAAGGTCGCCGAGGTCTCGGTCGTTGCGGGATCGATCTCGAATTGAACGGGCGCCCCTGCCGCCGCGCCAGACGACAGCCGCAGCCGCCAGCGCCGCTCGATCGTAGCGCGCCCGAAGATGCTCGACTTGTAGAATTGCCATTGCTGAGGCGACATCGCGCCGCGCATGCGCCAATGCCGCGAGCGGTCCCACATCGTATTGTTGACCATCGAGCGGAAATCGGGCGGCAGGAAATAGTCCGATGTGCCGTTCGTGATGAAGACGTTCTCGACCACCATCGCGACCCAGTTTGTCCGGGTCGATAGGTTGTTGGCCTCGCGCCGCGCCATCTGCAGCAAGCGCTGTGCGCCGGGATCGCTATTGCCGATGATCGTCGAGGGCTTGGCTATGCCGATGTTGTCAGCCGCCGCCTGGCATAACGAAAGCAACGTCAAAGCTCATCCCCGTCGATAGCGCAACGAGAGCGGCTTCCGCTTCTTTGCGGCCTCTTTGTTCGCTATGGCGATCGCCTCACCCTCGGGAACACCGGAAGCCAGCACGGCATTCGCCTGCTTGGCGGCAGCGGTGGCCGCCGCGCCCTTCAGCGCCTTGTTGTGGCGCGATGCGAAACTCTTGCCGCTCCAGGGCATCAGGGCTGTGCCGACACTACCGCCGCCGGTACGGGCGCCGTTGCCGGCGCAGGTGGCGTCGCTGGCTTCGCTTCCGCCTCAGCCTTCTCGCCCGCATCGCGTTTCGCGATCACCTCGGCCACCTGTGCCGCGGTGGGCTTGGGATGGGTCAAGCGCCATTCTGCCAGAAGCTCCTCGTGGCTCGGCACAACCTCGGCCGTCTGCTCGATGCTCTCGCGAAACTGCTCGTATACGCGGGGCCAGCGTTCCCGATGCTGGTCGGTCACATTGAAGACCGGGATCGCATAGGGATTGCCGGGCATGAAAATCTCGACGCGTTCCAGCAGCGTCGCCACGCGCGCGCTTTTAGTGCCGTCCGGATGAGTGGTCGTGATCAGATCACGCTCATAAGTCGTCCCGTCTTCGCGGGTCACGACTTCGATGCTGAACTCAACCGGGAGAATGATTGGCATGGCTATTTTCCCTTTCTTCCGAGAACGCGGTCGGCCTTGGCGTCGATGCGCCGCTCGACCTCCTTGGAGATGCGGCCGGCGTTTGCCTGTTGGGATGCGCGGGCTTTTGCGTTCACGGCATGAGCCTTATCCGGCACCGGATAGGAGCGATCAGGCCCAGCAAACGTCTTGGCCGGCAGCTTGTTGCGCGCCTTGGTCGTCAATACCGCCATCACGCAGCCTCATCGCTCGATGATGGCAGCGGCGCCCGCGGCCCCCGCGGTCTGCCCTTCGGCCATCCCACCCGGCGCTTCTCCTGCTCGACGAAAGCACCGAGGGACGACGTGGCCGGCTCGCGATTGTCGGTTCCCGCCTGCTGCATCGCCATCTGCTGGAACGGGTCTGCCATGCCGGGGATCGCCGACGCGATCGGATTGGGCGCGTTCCTCATGCCCATGACCTCGCCGTGGAGCTTCGTGATCAACGAGCCCAACTCCTCGACCTGGCGCGTCAACGACGCAATCTCCGAACGCTGATCCTCGTTCTGCTTGCTCAATTGCTCAGTCAGAGCCATCGCCGCCGCATCATCGAGATATGCCTGCGCCTTCGTGCGAAGCTGATTCAGGCCCATCGCCCGCTGGCACGCCAGATCGGACAGAGCCGCTACCTCCTCGACCGTCTGAAGCTGCAACGCCTTCAATTCGAGAACCTGGGCGCGGTTGAGGATCGGCCATTCGGCAATCGGCGTCCCTTCGGCCGTCTGCTCGATGCCCTCGCGGAACTGCT